GAAAAAACGTAATAAACGCAAGCGCCAGCGTAAAATGGCGCGTAAGAATCAGCCCATGACTAAAGTACGTCAACGGAGGCCTAGAAATAGGCAAAACAGCCGTGTACGACGTGGAACTTTAGCCGGTGAGTTGTCTCTTAATAGATCTGGTCTTAGTGGTTGTGCTAGGGATTACCTAGTGCAATTATGTGACCCATTTATTCCTCGTGGTGCCTGTGTTCCCATTTTTCCCTGCCTTGATTCTGAGAAAACTCATGTTTTCCTTAAAGGCCAAATGGTTACTAGTGGTGCTACTGGTATTGGATTTGTCGCTGTTGCACCTGTTGCTACACACGACAGTTCTGCTAATCCCAGTTTTGCTTGGTTTACTGACTCAACTTTTAGTGGTAATTCTCTTAACGCTAATCGTAGTGCTACAGGTGTTACTTCTCTCCCACATAATGGACCCTTTACTGGGACCCAGTTTGCTGATGGAGAGTTTAAGTATAGGCCTGTTTCTTTGGGTCTTAAAATTAAGTATGCTGGGACAAAGTTTTATGAAGGTGGGTCATTAGTTCTTCTTGAAGAGCCTGATCATGATAATTTGTTTAACTTTGATATGTCGGAACTTTTGGCCTATGATGCTTGTAGGAATGAAAAAGTTTCCGAGGATTGGCATACTATTACAATGTCACCAGTGGATATGGACGAAGTTAAGTACTTTAACTTTGAGACAGGTTCTTCTGGTTATTATTGGGGTGGTGAAGCTTCTGTTGCCAACCAAGGGGTTATTCCTTTGGCTGTGATGGTTCGTTCTGCTTTATCGCCTGCCAATGATGGTACTTATATACCCTTGCAATTTGATTTTGAAGTCCATGCTGACTTCGAAGTTATAGGTACCATCGCTAGGGGCAAAACCGCTTCAGATATTGACGTTCTTGGTCAACAAACTGTTGCTGGACTTGTCCAGAAGGGTAAGGAGGCGCAAAAGACTCCTAAACAAATTTTGCAAACAGCCGGA